ATTGTGCCAGACGGTAGCACCATCAACAAGGCGGAAACCGCCAATAAGATCATCTTCATCAGTTTCAATAGTAATGTTTACACGGATGAGTTCTCGTCCGAGTTGAGCACACGCTTGTTCGACAGAAAACGTTTTACCGTTGCCCGAGAGACCCGTGATAAACGCAGGGTAGAAGAGACGGGACTGAATAATTTTTTTAAGAGAACTGAAATTGCCAAACTGGACGAAGGTATCATCTTTTTGTGGAATAAGGTTTTGTTCGATGGCAGGTAGTGCTGCAGGAGCAGTATAAGATACTTCCAATTCTTGCACAGTCTCCTTTGTTACTTCCAAGTTCCACTTACCACGACCAACTTTATAATCAGTCAATTTGTTTGTGATGGTCTGATAATTGAAATCATTCATCTGACAGAATGCCTTGATCTCGGCAGAAGTCACAGACTCACCATACGATTCACGGAGACAGTTGATGATGCTTTCTTTGGAGAGACCCATTGGGTTGTTTTGTTTAACTGAAGTTATTATAGGGCAGAGTGAGGCAGAGTCAGGGGCAGAGTGGACACTTAATCAAGTGTCCTTTGCTGATAGTAATTTTCGGAGATTATCTTTGCGGTATATCCTGGATAATACCTCTTTACCATGGCACTAATTCCCATCGCAGTGATTGCACTAGTGCATACAACCAGGACTTCCTTAGTATCTTCCAGGACAATGTGCTTGAGTCTAAAAGGATTTTTCTTAGTCATGCCACCAAAGAAATGAACTCTCCAAGAATTTTCTTATTCATTTTTTTAGAATTGAGAGATTTTGCAAATGCACTCTTAATCTGAGATTTGGTTGCATCATCTCTTACCTCAAAATTACCATCACTATTTAACGCAGAAGATGACAAACCAAAGTAGCTGTGGTATCCAGAGGTTTTAATAGAGAATGCCCTCTTCTTTTTCCATGCAGTTTCTACTTTAGTATACTCATCAGTATACACTTTATAATAGCGACGAATAAACGATTTACCATCTCTGGGATCAAGGATACGAATACCAATAAAGTTCATATCAACAAAATTATCCCTAAGATTGCGAAGAAGAACATCGGTCATTCCATCCCATGTATCACCACAGGAATATGTATTTCCAGTTTTCCTATCCCTCAAAACACAGTTGTATGCGATACTACCAGTTCCAAGGAAAGGACCATCTTCATATCCACGATTCATCTCACGATGATACCTCAGGGAACACCCTTCACCGTCAGTTAGAACAACACACTGAACTTTCTGAAGTTTGTTCTCTTCCTTAAACTGAGGGAGAATTTGATGAAGAGAAATCATTGCCTCATTCAAAGGAGTCCCCGACAATCCCATGCCAACAGGAGTATTGTAAGCACAATGATACTGAAATGAGTATGCGATACGGAAAAGATTTTTCATCTGCTGATCCAGAACCTTCGCATTCACTTTACTGGTGAGAAAGTTCATCATAGAAAACCATTCGGGAACATAGGCAAGACCTGCTTTCTTTTTATATGCAAACTCTCTGAGACCTGTCACTTCATCCATCAAAGGATATTCATTAGTAAATGCATAAACTTCGAAAGGAATATTAACTTTTTTACAGAACCATACCAGATTGAAGAGTTGCTTGAGGGTGTCAATCATGACATTGCCCATAGAACCACTCCAGTCCAAGACAAATACCAGACCATGATTCTTACCCTCAGCAAGAGTGGTCACTTTCTTGAACAAATCTTCATTGTATTTGTAAGTATGAAGTTTGGAGCAGTCAAGAACACCAGTGCGAGCCGTGGTAGCACGAGCATAGGAATCTGCTGCCTTCTTACACTCAAACTCTTTTACCAGATAGTTGACTTCTTTCTGAGCAGAACGCTTGAATTTAGAATACTGTTCATCAACCATAGAAAAGTTGAACATAAAAGGAAACTGAGACATTCTTTCAATTTGAGTTTCTTCATAAGAACTCCAGTTCTCCTCACAACGCTCATGAATCTCAGCATTAGGGACAATAATTTTCTTCAAATCAAGTTTAGGTAACTCGATATAAACATTCTCATACCCATCATGAGATACAAGTTCTTTAATTGCATCTTCAAGTTTGCTCACTGTAGATACTTCTACATCACCACCTTCATTTGTATTGTCCTCAGATTCACTCTCCTCAGAATCTTGAGATTCTGACTCCTTTGATTGTGATTGGTTTTGTGGGTCAGAGTGACCTGTTTGCTGCCCAGATTGTTCGTCAGAGGTGTTTTCACTTTCACCCTCTTGACCATTCTGATTCTGAGAGCAATTTGTTTCTTTCTCTTTCTGTTCCTGCTTACAAAAATTATAAAGTTCCTCAGCAACATCCAAGACATCATCAAAGGTCTCGGTGTTTGCGATTTTATTGATAAGAATTCTTTCTTTCTCATCAAAATTGATATCAACAAAACTACCAATCTTGAAATAAAGATTTGCTTTATCGGCAAGATTCATAATGTCCAGATTTTCATCGGCAATCTGGAAGAAGTCTTCTTCGGCAAGTTCAGAATATCCACGATAAAAAGTCTTGGAGATGCCAGCATACCGACGCTTCATCAGTTTCTCAATGCGGACATCCTCAACCACATTCACAATCTGTGGTGAAATCTTTCTTTCTTTAATCCAGTCACGATCTGGTGTATAGAGTGCATGACCAACTTCGTGACCCACAAGCATATCATAAACAGAACCGCTTGCCTTTTCCCACATCGGCAAAGTCAGAACCCGAGTGTGGACATTAAAGCAAGCGGTCTCAACCTTCTTGTGCTCTACAACCAAATCTTCGGTTGCCAGCAGTTTAGCAAGTTGGGATTTGATCTCGTGGGAAACAGTCATCGAAGTTCATTCGTATGGACTCATAATACGACGAAACCGCCTTATCAGGGCGGTTCTTGTGACGCTTTTTAAATTGTCTGAGTGCTTCCCTGCGTGCTCTCATTGCCTGAGGTTTGAGAGTGCGCTTCTGCTCCTTCTTGGAGTGATGTTGCCAGTTTGGAGTTGTCATGGCTATACTCTGCGAGAGAACCCTTTTATTTTATCAAATTTTATCACATTGTCAAACTTGTCATGTAGATCGGACTTGTGAGAGATGACAAAGATGTTTGCACCCTTGATAACATACCTGATAATTTTGAGAAATTCTTCAGTTCCAAATCCATCAAGAGAGGAATCAAATACTTCGTCCATGATTAGGAGATTGGTATTAACCGAGTTCTTGACTCTTGCAACCTCTCTCCATGTGAACAGAAGTGCTAGATCAATTCTCATCTTTTCACCTTCACTGAAAGAAGAATATGAAAAGTCTTCATGGATTGGTGACTTCACAGTCTCATTAAATTCTCCATCCAAATTAAAGTTGATGTAGAAATCCATCATCTGAAGATATCGATTCACTTGTTGATTGATGAAAGGAAGATACTTTTTAATGATCTTCGTCTTTACACCATCATCTTTAAGAAGTGAATATGCAAAATCATAATTCAACATCTCTGTCCTTTTTTCGGACAAGCTATCAATTGTATTTTGGAGAATTACTTTAAACTCTGCTAACTTCTCATGCTCAGTATTTCTGTTTGCAACTTGCTCGGTAATTCTTTGAACTTCCGATTCCAAATCTCTGATCTGTCGTTGACATCCAGATATTCGAGTATTGTTTTTAGAAATGTCATTATTGAGTTTAGTAATCTCCTTAGATAGTGAGTTGAATTGACGCTCTCTTTCTTGTTCGAACTTTATTGTTTTTTCAAGTTCTTCATAACCATCCTTAAGTTCCTTTGCTGTATTTTGAGCGTCACTAATTCTATTTAACCTAAACTCTTCCTCTATATTCTGTCCACAAGTAGGGCATTCCGTATTTTCCGTAAAAAACTTATGTTCTTTGGTAATTGTGCTTACTTTTTGAGACAACTTGCCTCTCAGGTTATTGAGTTTTACTAACTTATCCCCAGCACCCGTAACACTTTCTTGTTCTTTGATATATCCAAAAATACTCTCCTCAAGAGAAGAGTTCTCCTTCATGTAAGCAACTATCTCTTTATCAAGAGTAGTAATTTTTTTATTATTGGCATTGATATTCGCATTTCCCCTTTCCTCAAGTTCATTGATGAAGTTCTCCTGCATCCCAATCTTATCTTTGACATTTTCCTTTTTAAGGTCCAAAGATTTAGATTGCTCTCTCATAACTCTAATCTTATCTTTGATTAGATTGTTCATGGCGGAGAAGATACGAATATCCAGCAGGTCTTCGATGACTTCACGACGATTAGCAGTCGTCAATTGCATGAAGGGAACGAAGGTGCTACTACCCAGAATCACAATCTGAGTGAAAGATTTATAATTTACCTTGAGAATATTTTCTTCCAGAATGCGTTGATTGGCACGATCATCTGCTTCTTTATGCAGAGGATTACCATTCACTTCAATATCAAAAACATTTGGTTTGATTCCACGGCGAACCAAATAGTCACGACTATTGACAGAAAACTCAATCTCTACCAAACACTCTCTTTCGTTCGTGGTGTTAATTAACTGAGGTTTATTAATTTTACGAAAAGGTTTATTGAACAGCACAAAAGTGAGTGCATCCAACATAGAACTCTTACCCGCACCATTTGTTCCAATGATGAGGTTTGTATTGTGCTCTTGAAAATCAATCTCAGTCCAACTATTTCCAGTGCTCAGAAAGTTCTTGTATTTGATCTTTTTAAAAGTTATCATTTTTAGGTGGAATCACAATGTCATCAGAAGTAATCACAGTGTATTTGTAACTGTGTATCTTACAAGTTTTTATAGCAAGTTCATCATCAACCTCAACCACATCCATAGATTGATCTTCTTGATCCTCAAGCATCATAGCATATCGGATAGCATCATCCTCCTCCTCAAATAGAAAAAGAACCTTATCACCATACTTGTCTTGCACAGCATAAGCACCCTCGTCTTTATTTTCTTTGAGAGTGAGGAGATACATTTTATTCTACCTCGCAGGCTTGTTTGTAAAGATCTTGAAAAATGTTTTTGATAATGCTCTTATCATACTGCGTTTCAGATTCGTCAATGTATCGATTTAGAATTGAAAGAGTATTCTCTTCCTCTCCTATTTCAAAATCTTCATTCTCTTGGAGATCAAAGTTTTCAATAATCTTCAGATCTTGAACTCCGATAGAGTATAACTTATCAATAAACTTTTCAAAGTCTTTGGGTTTTGACTTTTTGCGAACGATTACTTTTACAATTTTGTTTTCGTATTCTGTCGCATTGAAGAGTTTGTGATTAGTATCCTCATAATAGATGTTATAAAATAATTTATAAGGATTATTAACTGGAGTATGAGTGAGGGTATCCGTATCAAAGATATGAAACCCACGGGTATCATTCACATCGTTCCAAAACATCTCATAAGGATTGCCTAGGTAGAAGATTTTTCCGTTGTCGCTCCGTGTATGGTAGTGTCCTGAAAACACTTTGTCGAACTTCTCAAATACGTCGCACGCCATACCTTCTTCCATGACGTGTCCGCGATGCGCTCTAAATCCGTTGAGCTCAAGGTGCCCCATCGCACATATGCTATCAGAAACTTTGATAGCGTTGACAGAATCCTGATAGTTTTCCGCATTGATCCAAGGAATAAACAATACCTTTAAATTATCTATGACAACTTCTTCAATTTTATTGTAAGTTTTTATGTTTTTATAAGTTTGAAGAAGAAGACCTGGCGAATTCACATTGTTAGTATTTTTGTAATAACAATCGTGATTACCCACAATCATATGAACATCATATTCCTTGAGTCTATCAAACACAACTCTCTTTGCCCATTCTAGACTTTGATAATCAATCGACTTGCGACTATCAAAAGCATCACCCATGTGAATGACAGTGGTGATTCCCTCTTTCTCTAGAGTGGGAAAGAAAACATCATCATAGAATTTTTCAAAGTAATCATGAAGGTGTTTAGAACCTTTACGAGCACCATAGTGAGTATCAGTGATAATTGCTACTTTCATTCTAAGTGATGTGCCTTAAGATCAGGATTGGGTTGAGAAGGGACGGTAGGATTACGATCTAAGTTTTTGATGACAATGAATGCATCTTTGTTATACTTGCGAGTCCCTTTAACCGGTGCCCACTTAGTACCAGCACCCTCAATCTCATAGACTGAAGTGCCACCAATTTCCACAGCGATATTATCGCCATCTTGCCATCCCAGATTCTCCAGGGCAGTGGCAAGTTCTTTTGTCAGTTTCATCGGTTTCTATACTGAATGTTGTCTTTAATAGTATTATAGTCAGCATTATTACCTGCAAGTTCATTGCTGTCAATAACCATAACCTCATCAAATCCTGTGCGTTCAATGATTTTGGTTTTGATCTCTAACTGCTTTTTCTCTTTCTGAATTCTTCTCAAGAAAGCATAGTGAATAATCTGAGTGAAGTAAGCAAAAGGATTTTGTGACTTCTCTGGGTTGAAGTTGTGAATGTATTGAACGCAATTTTCAATGCCATCAGAAATCATGTCCTCACGGAACATATAGTTGACAAAGTTCGGTTTATAAGAAAGGTGAGTTGCAATCTTCAGGAAACACTCTCCGAGATAATCTGGAATCCTGGGTTTACCTTCCCATGCTCCAGACTTCGGAGGTTCTTTATCGTATTTCTTGATAAATTTTTCCCGTGCAACATTTACCTTCTCACGATAAACAATCATTGCCTCTAGCAATTCTCTATTGTTTACATAATGTTCGGTCTTTTTTTTAGGCATAGCATTGAATTTCCCGCCCTAATTAATAATGTTAATATTATAGCACACTTTGAGGGCTTGACAAGTTGGTTAATTCTATGTAGACTAGGTTTGTCGCCGTTAGAGATGAGATATAGCTAGCTATTCAGGAGATTGATTCTCTTGTATTTCTTTATTGAAAATATTTTCTAATTCTTTTCTTGCTTTTTCAACAGAAGCAACATATCCCATCTTACTAGATGGTTTGGTATTTAATTCATTTGGATTTCTAAACTCAATATCTTCCTCTTCTGATTCTTCAATATAGTTATTATAGATTTCAATCAGTCGATGATCATTGCTTTCGGTCATCGTAATAATTTTATCAGATCTGATGATAAAGAAATCATCTTCTGTCAAGTCCATCCATGGTTTTATCTTAATGTGCATTCCACTTCTGTGGTGGATTAATTTCATGATAATCGGATTCTGAAGAATCAGAAGAGGGTCTCCATCATTTTCATCAACAGAAACGAGAGAGAAAACTTCTTCTCCTGATACTAGTTTTATGATTGAATAGAATTCTTCACCCATTAGTTTTTTAGCGGTATGTTTACAATGTCGTAATTGAAATTTTCTTCGTTATAAATTTTGATTCTTTCAATTAGGTGGTTTAGTGTGTAATTTTTTCTAGATTTGTAACTGATGTCATCAGCAATGTCATATAAAGTTGCTTTTGTCTTTTTGTCCCCTTTTCTAAGGACTCTTCCTATTGACTGTAGATTTCTAATTCTTGACTTAGATGGAGAAGCAAAAATAACGTTATGAAGGTTTTTAATGTTAATTCCTGTGGAGAAAGTTCCATAAGATGCTACAATGATCGCATTGTTTTCTTTCTCAGTAATTTCTCTAACTTTCTCTCTGTCCTCGGTGTCTACGCCACCATGAACAAAAAAGACATGACGGTTTTCAATCTGGTTACTATTATTTATTAATTCGTATAGTGGTTGTCCATGTCCTTCAACTCTTGCAAAAAGAATCAAAGTGTTTCCTTTTAGATCAAGTGCTAGATTTTTGATGAATTTATTTCTTCGCTGATGACCTATGATGTATTTGACTTCATCCTCATAAGTTTCAAATCTATTCGGTAAGTGCTTCAGTAGAATCACATTGATATCTAGTTTAGCCAAGTGACCCTTACTCATCAATTCATCCGTCTTGATAATTTTATAAGAAGGACCAAATAATCCCTCAAGAACCCACTTATGAGTTTGTGACCCATCAAGAGTTCCTGTAAATCCAAATCGATACTTGGCATTTGCAAGTTTTGTCATTATAGATATTAATGACTTGGATTTAAACTGATGTGCCTCGTCTCCGATTACAACATTAAATCTAGAAAAATATTGAGTTGGAAGTTTGTAGATAGACTGCCAAGTCGTTATAATAACCTGGGAATCTGTCTCCCTTTCTTTTCCAGCATAGACTTTGTGGCAGTATGAACCCACATTCCATCCGTAGTCTTCAAAGTCTTTATACATCTGCTCTACTAGCGAAGTCGTCGGAACAACTATCAGAATATTTTGTTGCTTCTCAACGTAATATCTCACAAGAGAATATATCATCAAAGACTTTCCAGAAGCAGTTGGAGATATCAGCAACTTACGATTATGTCTTAAGGCGTCGTATACCCCCTCTATTTGGTAATCTCTAGGTTTATGTCTTGATATT